CGTTGATAAGACGTAATCTGCACCATTCAAGCACGCTGGTCTTGGTAACTCCCCCCCACTCGTGGGGATCTGGACTTCCCAGTGTTGACTTCCGTCACTAACAAAAAGAAGAAGACCGCTCTCTAACATGACTAAAACTCTTACTAAAATAAATAACAAACCTGTTAAATCACAAGATTACTCTTGTGACTTAGCAAGAAAGTTCTCTATCTCCATCAGAGCCTTAATTCACGCTTCAAGCGGAGTTAAGGACAAAGGTAGTTTTATTACGGCATCAGAATCCTTTATCAAGGGTTTTGACACTATGTGGACATGTTGGGGTCCAAAGCATACATTGGCGTACTATAAAGAATTACGCCTTTGTTATACAAGGACCCTTTCAGGCTCACCTTTACAACCTAATGACCTCAAATATTCTATTGGGCTAACCAAGGAAGGTTATCCTAGAAAATTAGGGCCAATCATAGGCTACCTCAGAAGGGGTATCACTCCTCAAGAGAATAGACTATTAATGACACTAATTACCATCGGAAGGACCTACGAGATTCCTCCTGCAATGCCGGATCTGCTTTCGATAACAGAAGAAAATGAATCGATAGATGATTTCTGTGAAGATTTCATCGACGATTTCATCGACTTCGTTAAAGTAAAGATAAAACAACATTACAAAAGTCCCATAAAATACAACTTCGATAAGTTCTATCTAAGTCTAAGTCATGGCCCTAACGGGCCGGCACTGAGAACATCTCTTTGAGAAGCATCACAATTACCTAAGGATTTCCTTAAGATAATTGATGAGGTCTCTCCTGGTCTCCATGAAAGATTAGAATTTTTACGTCTAAACTTAAATGGTTACGAGGAATGAAATAGTACTTTTAACCTAAATAAGAGTGATAAATTCTTATTTGGGAAATTAAGTATTATCCCTGATAAAGAGGGTAAGACAAGAGTAATTGCTCTCTTGAATTACTGAGCTCAGTGTCTCTTAAAGCCAATTCACGATCAGTGTAGCGATATACTGAAAGTGATTCCCTATGATTGTACTCACAATCAAGGTAACTTTAAGAATTTACTTGAACTTAAAAGTGATCAGAAATGACACTCCATCGATCTTAAGGATGCAACTGACCGCTTCCCTAGAAAAATTCAGGAAGCAGTCATCAAATCCTTGTTCGGTCCCAAGGTTGCAAAAGCATGGACTTGGGTCATGACTCAAAGTTTCACTTTAGGGTGAAATAAGAGTAAGACTGTAAAGTACAGCGTTGGACAACCTATGGGAGCCTACAGTAGCTTTCCTGTTTTTGCATTGACTCACGGCTTAATAGTTTCCTATTTAGCCGAGAATCTTGACATAAGCAATGATTGCTTCAGGATCTTAGGAGATGACATTCTGATCAGGGACGATAAGCTAGCTGAGAAATACATAAAAGTTCTCAAAGCCATGGGGGTTCCATACTCTAAGACAAAAACAATGCAGAGTGTACATACATTCGAATTTGCTAAGAGGTGGTTCCATCATGGTGTTGAGATATCTCCTTTCCCTGTTTCGGCCCTCCATGAGTCAATAACTAGTTTTTCTATGCTAGCAGAGACTTTTAGGACAGCCGACGAGAAGGGTTGATACCAAAACTTTTGTGCAGGACCCGGTCTGGTAAGAACATTACTTAAATTTCATGGAATGCATCCAGTTTTCACTAGGAAGTTCCTTGAAAAATATGAAATGTTCACATCGTTTCCCAACTTTAACCTTAGTGAAGAGGACAATACTAGAAATTGAGTTAAGTTTCTAAGATTGTCTAATCACTATGTATCCTGCGTCGGGTGAAAAGATCATGTTCACCAAACGTTGAAGGTTACACTCAAGGACGCTAGTCGAGAATTGTTACATGGCGCACTAAAGTCACTCGCTTCTCAAAGCGATGATCTGTGACGTTGTCTTTACTACGCAGGCTTATCCCCCAGCCGAGGAATCAAATTAGAACTTCAGAAGGTCCTTGAGTGAGCTAACCCGTTGCTTGCTGTCCTAAGACAACAAGCAGACCAGTTAGACATACTCTCGGCTTCTCAGGATAAAACTAATAATCCAGCAAGTTCCCAAGAACAGCTTGCGCAGTTCTTGAAAGACTTCTGTGTCTTACGGGTTTTCTCCCTTGAAAATCTGAAGAAAGAAAGGACTCATAAAATGGTTATAAAGGCCAGAGCCAGACTTGCTACAAAATGTCAACAAATCTTGAGAAAAAGATCTCTGGATTCGTAACTAAATTACTATC